GGTTGTTCCCATCGCATTACCGATATTAAAAGTCAACCCTTTATCAATAAGGTCTTGAGTACCACCTAATCGTGCTCTGGCAACTTGCAACAGAACATCATCCAATTGTTTCCACTCATCCCTACGCAGGGTGGCATTGGTATTGATACGATTTGTAACATAATTGGTAGGAACATTCAAAGCCCCTCCCTTATGATTAGTCACGTATGATCTACCATCTTTTTCATTTTTCCATGGACGTAAATTACCTGGATCAGATTTATTGTTCTGCAACAGATTAATTAATCCACCTTGTACTTCAATATTTGTTTTCATCATTTACCTCCTTTCTTATTTAATTCTAATTTTGATACGCCTGTTGAATCCCAAAGGATCAGTACTAGAGTCATAACCCCCTTCACTTGATTCTTCACCACTAGAACCGGACAAGTCAATATCCTCAAGGGATATTCCGACTATTTGGTTAGTGTACGCCGTGATTGAATCATCTGAATCCGCAGACTCAAATGTAAAACTATCCGGTGTGTGCTTTGTCAATTCTCCTGCTCCGTTTGATTCCAAGAAATCTCCGATAGCAATATCCTGCCCATCAGCCAAGATTGCATATACTTCATCCCCACGGGAAGCAACCCAACACTGAACCTTATCAGCGGCTGCGTATGCATCGTCTATTCCATTACCTTGAAGTTCATCCTCAACGGCAAACATTTGCAGCATATTTCCTCCTGCAGTTGAATGTACTTGAACAGTACCGCTGGAATTCAATTCAATCAATTCACCAGGAATTATTGCTGCGGCTGCAGCATACTCATTCATAATATCCTGGTAATTCTTTAGCTTAATTGTAGCTTTGTCTCTACTATATGCCATGATTTACTCCTTTCTTTATTTAGTTTCTTTTTCCATTACCCCAGCAGGAAACAAATGATCCTCCTGGTTACTAGTTAATTCAGTATTTCCATTCAATGAATAATCAACTACTTCATCTTTACGGACTGAATCAAATACCCTTTGCAGAGTATCTTCATCGAACGCATTCAATTTCTCATCCGGCCAAATCTCTTTGCCCGCATTATCCTGAATGCCTTTAATCATTGTATCACGTCTTGCCTTGAGCTGCTTATGACCATAGGCCAGAGCTGCTTTGTCTTCATCGGACAACGCCTCAACAACTTTTTCTGGTGTCTTAACTTCAACCACCTTATTCACTTCTGGAATTACTTTCACTTCAGGTTCCTTTTCCTTTTCAGGAATCATCTTCCCTAGCTGAGCTTCTTCCAAAGTCAATAACCAATCCTTGTCATCTGCATCATACTTGGTACGCTTATTCGCTATAAGCTCATCAACCAAATCTTCGCAGCAAGGTGTTTTCTCTACTTTTTCCACTTTTACCTCCTGTTTTTGATTTATATTAACATCATTACTAAACTTCGTTCTGACCATCTTCGCAGAACTCTTCTTTTCTTTTCCTACCATTTTATCTCCTTCCTTATTATTACGTATACCACATCCGTCATCAATAGAACAGGCTCCGATATCTTCTGACAACAACGCCAGGTGATCCGGCCTTATATTACGGGCTATTGCAATGTAATTCTCTTCATGCCATAATCCCTCTTGATCTTCTTCCTCAACAAACATCCCCGTACTTACTTCAATGGGATTGCCTTCTTTTATGTCGGCTATGAAATCTGAAAATACTTCTCCCAACTTTGCTTCATTTACCCAAGCCTCTGCCCGCAATTTAACATCATCCACCTTGGTGTTATAAATCCTACCGACCATCACGTTATCAAGTATGTCCGGAGAGTTAGCTGAAACATTAATCCCATCCACTTCTGGATGGTTAACAACGACGGGTATCCCATTCCAGGAATCGGGAAATTTACCGAGATCATCTATTTTATGTAGCAATGGTCCGTGGTTACCACTATGGACCCCCTCAACCATCATTACCACAGGCACTACCAAATGGGGAATACCTTGATGTGTTTTTATTTTAACTTCGTACCCTTCTTCCTGGGTGTTTAGATAAACATTAATTTTTTGTTCCATGATTATTTCCTTTCTTTTTACTTCACTTTATATGGTAATGCTATACACCTACATGAAGGATGTACAGGTATTAAATTCATTGCTTCCTCTAGCGTAAATATCTCCCCTTCCAACATTGCACATTGAGGACAAACCCGGTTATCACCTGCGGTCATAAATTCTGCTTTTACTTTTATTCCTTCCACTGCCCAATTCTTATACTCCATAATAGTGGCTTGGTGGTGTGCTCGGATGATTTCAGTACGAGCCATTATCTCTGCTCTACGTCGAGCGGGCATAAAATACTTTACTTCTTTTCCTGTCTTAGTCGTATAGCTGATATCTAAGCCTAATTTATCCCTACCTACACCGTTTACAACACTCACCAGCTTTCGAGCCAATAGAAGCGGTCCATCGCCGTTAGCAATACCTTCAGCCAGCACTCTACTGATCTGCTGATCCATTATTGCAGTAATACCGCGTAACTCTGAAAATGTTCTCGTATATAACAATCCCAACCGATCTATATGGAAAGGAGTGTTCATACTGACCTCAATACCTCCAGTGGAAGCAATATCAGGAGTACCAAATCCAGCTTTCTGCATTTCGTACCGCACACGTATTACTCCCCGCTTATATGAATCAAATACATATTTATTTGTCCAAGCATCTTCTATTCCTGTACCCACCTGTGGTAATTCCCCTATCTCTAATATACCTCTATCCACTTGCTGCTTCATCCAAGCCGAAAAGGCTTTAATTTTATCCTGGCTACGTGGAAAAGCAAATGCATCAGCAGGTGCCGGATTCATCTGGAATGTAAATGGTTTCATCTTCATTCCTGGATTTAATCCAAAGGCATCATTCGTGTAAACTGTCTCCCTTATTACCCGTGTTAGTTCATTGAACCTTTTGCGTAAAGCAAGAGCAAACGCTTTACGCAGCATAGTTGTATGAGTAGGATCAACGCTGTAAACCGAAACTTCCGGATGCTGATGAGTGCAAATATGTTCTGTCACTTCTATCATTCTTTTTCTTTAGGTATGATTGGTGTTTCCTCAATTATTTCTTCCTCTTCTGGAGTAAGCAAACCCTCTTCTTTTACAAACGCCTGTTGCATTTCTAAAATAAGCTCAACCTTATCATCATCAAATCCCATGCACTCTCTCAAGAATGCTTCAGGAGGCATGACTGCTTCACTCACTGGACTAGATGCATATTTAGATAATGCCTCTGCCCGTACTTTACCTATATCTACACGATCCTTTTCAGATATGGAGAACAAGTCCTCCCACTTCACTGAGTATCCTTCAGTTGATGCCTTTGGTAGAATGCCATACTCAATACAACGATCAATAAATGGACGTATAATATTAGGTACCACATATTCTTCTCTCCTACCTTGTACATAAGCCATCCACTCATCTTTATCCTGGCTGCTTGACAATTCACCACGTTCGCTGCCTGTAAGTATCCTTTTGGGGATACCCGTTACGGCTGAAATCATTTGTATTTGTATATCCACGTGGTTTGCAGGATCTGCTATCTGTTGAGCAAGAGCCTTTAAATCAATCCCTTCATTTATAAACATTCTCCGCAGATTATGATCGAATTCATCTACCTGATCTTGTAAATCGTCTTTCATTTCTTTGGTTATCTGGAAATCCGGAGCTACTGTACCCTGATACCCAGGACGGGCACCACGCCAGAACATTTCTGAATCTCCACCTACGATCTTCTCCAAATCCATTAAGCGATTGAATACTGTCTGCAAACGTGGAGTACCTTCAATCTCACTTTCCAGTAACCCGTCCACGACATGGATTATTCGTGAGTGATGGACCTTTACTTCGGATGTAATATCATCCCCGGCATTTGTAATAGAAACATCATATAATAAAGGCATCCCATAACGCTTGCTTGCAACATCAGTATCCCACTTTGCAATCTTAGCACTATCCTGTCCCAATGGTTTTACGTACCTGAGTTTTCTTTTACCCACAACCGGCTTGGCAGCATCCTCTTTACTCTTTACATCATCCAACCCCAATACTAATACCCCATAATTACCAATCCCGGCTAACTTATCCAACCTAACTAACTTGGATTTCAACTTTAGTTCATCATCCAATTGTTTCCAAGCTTTTTCCAATGCTGTTTCAGTATCATCACCTGCTTCCATTATACCCACCTCACCGCGCCAGGTGGCGTTGACTGGACGGTCAATAATGCCAGCGGCAATATCTTGCCTTTGGTACTTAGCTACGTAATCAGCATAAGTTATGTTCGTAGGATATCCCAGGGCTTCATACAGATCCCGGTCGGTTCCGTATTGTGCTCCAAGCTGTGAAGCATACTTTGCCCTTTCCATGAGTGCAGACAGAGCTTGTATAGTTGCTCCACTCATCGGTGAAACCTGTTTATTTACTATTGGTGGTTTAGTTCGTTTCATATTTGCTCATATTAACATGATGTAAGTAAAAACATTAATAAAAATAACACAGCAGCAATCGCTCTAGTAAAGATCATATCACACTCAATTTTACGACACTTATCAAATATCACACTATCCCTTTCGTCGAGAGCTTCTTTCAGATCCTTTTTCAGCATAGGCCCAACTGTATTCTTATAAAAGATTTCACTAAGTGTATAAAATTGTCCAATAGGATCATTCTCGTAATCCTTATGTGGTATTTTATCGAACTGTGTCTTGCCTGCCATCGCTGTAAATTTTAACCACCTTAATTACAGATGGCATAGATTTTGTGTAAAATTTTTTTTTGTTTCATGTATTAAATAATCTGGGGAGATAGGAATTATATAATTCATCTCTACTATCCCATTTATTAATTGTTGGTTTTTGATTTCCTCAAGTATCTCTTTTTGTTCGGTGCTCTTATTTATTATTGCCCGTTGATTTCTATTTAATACCCCAATGGATTCAAGAACCTTATTTGTCTGATCAGCCTTTGCTTCCCGGTACTTATAAGTCGTTACCTGATACTCCTGTAAATCACCCCTTAAATCTATCAAGGTATCCATAATCTCTTCTTTGGAATCTTTTACTGCATCACTTATATCATCTCTGAAGCCATCGAAGAAAAGGGCAGCACCACCAATGGCTGCTATTGCCCCTATCCATTTCGCTATTTCCAGAATGATTTTCTTCATTTGATTTACAATTTGAAATTGATCCAGTTAAACTCCTTATACTTCGGATGTACTAACCATGCCGACTGCCCAGGATCTCCGTGCCTCCCACTTTGGTGATCATAAGCGTCCGTTCCAGAAACAGAAGGACAGCAGGAATAAAGATCCGTTTCAAAGTAAGTGTGGAAATGGCCAAACACATACTTATGAAATCCTATATCCTTTGCTCGGGTGATATCATCCATTATAATCTGCAACCGGTTCTTAGCCTCTTTACCTACGTGCCTTTCGATTCCATACCAAGGAATACCCATCCATCCACGAATACCATGCCCGTGAGCAATCAAATACTGACGGTTCAAAACATGAACAACCTTTTCAAACTGAGGATAGATATTAAATTCTATATTATCAACATTATTAAGATAAATTTCTGCAATTTTACCTACGATATAATTAAATGAATTATAGCCAGCTTCTTTTGCTTGTGGAATCTTAGTCAACCGCGAGTGGTTATCTTCCACTAAGAAATGTACGGTTGTTTTAGCAAAATTACTTGATACTATTCTTAACTGCTCCACCAGCACTTCAGCAGCCTTTACACATTGTACCGGAGCAGGAAATGCATTTGTTATCTTCAGCTCATCGTGTATGTCCCCTGAGATTAGATCCCCGGTTACCAATACAGCCACTTCATCAATCTGGTATCCATTTCTTGAAACATCTACCCACTTACAAAACCGCTTGACATAATCTACCTGCCTAGACCGGCTCAACTCAGGATTATATTCTCCGAAGCCTTCAATTTCATCTGGTACCTGAACGGCACCCATGTGCCCGTCTGAAATACGCATAACGGCCACACATGGTGAACCTACCCTACCTGATCCTTTTGTATATACACTTCTCAACGGTACTACTGGCTTTATAACAGCAGATATTTTTGCAAAGAAATCCTCTAGCTTACCATGTGACTTTTTATAGTCAGCAAGCACTCGGTCCTGATCTTCAATCTGGCTACGTAGTTCTACTACCAGCTCAGATCGTTGTTCTCTTAATTCTCCTTCTTTTAATGCCATAATATTACCTCATTATTCCTTCATTTTTTAACTTGGTTATTAATTCCGGTTTTCCATACCATGTTTTAGATCCGGCGCGTCCTGAATAGGGTTTCCACGCTTCACTTTCTAGAACAGTACCCAGGCCAGGAAAGCCTGCAGATACATTTGCCATTGTAATAATGTCCGACTTTTCGTACACCGTCTCATCGTCAAATTTTAAAATCACTTGAGATAAGATGTAAACTACATCATGCTTTTTCCTAAAATCATTAACTGAAAGTCCCATATTTTTATGTTTATGTTTAATAACTGTATTACCATCTATATTACCATCTTGAAACCATCTTCCACATTCTTTGCACTTATACTGCTGCTTACCTCTTTTTTTACCATTAAGTATCAGATCTGTGCTATTACATTTTGGACATTTCATAATCTATTAATTTTGTTGAGGAAATACCTTCTGTGTAGGCTGGCTCGATTAATACGCCACCCCACTCACTTAGTACTTCAATTACTCTATCCCTAACTTTTCTTTGAACTCCTGTTTTCCAATCATCCCCATGTACTACATAATCAGGTCTATACTTTCTCAGATTAGGTTCGTAGTCCAGAGTCGTTTGCGGCACTGCATTATCTACACCTTTAATACTCATGATTATCAACTTTCGCTGCTCGTAATTCATATACGCCGGTCGTTTATATGTAGCAATAGCTTCATCGGTCATTACACCCACGGTTACCGCCCCAAACTTTCTAGCTTCATTAATTATATTCAGATGCCCTGGATGAATCAAATCTGCACTCATTCCTACATATACTGTTTTCATAATTATCGTGCTCCTTTTACTTATTCTTAATATCTGTATAACTCCTACCATCACCTGAATTGTAGAGCCATGTGGTATTTTAATTATAAACCCCTATTGAGATTAAGTCCTTGTACGTTTTTCTCTTTTGATCTGGCATGAGAGTTATTTATTAAGCCGTTGGTATTATTAGCTATTTATTAAACAGGTTTAATTAGTATTCCTATTGAATCTGTTCTATTTTTAAGAAGAACATATCCATTTTCATCCACATCAAGACTGTCTCTGAATGCCGCTGTCAGATCAACAATGCTTATATCTATGTCAACCCATGTCTCCCCTGCATCGCTCGAATAAGATACCGTTTGATTCCCGGTGTATGTCATATAGACATTATTCCCATTACTACAACTTGAATAAACATTTGCATCAACCTCCTTAACAAGTCTATGATTTGCTGGTATGTTTATTTCCGAGAATAATACTTTAAAAATTCCTGGCTCTGTACCACTATCACTTCCCCATACAACATAGTCCCCAATGAACTCTAATCCTATCAGCCTATATCTTTCGTAATTAAGCTGGTTTGCTTCTGTTATTAACTGATCCCAATTCCATGAATCAGCTACTGTATCATAAGTACCTTCATACCAACAGTTTTGAACTCCACCATCGCCAGTAAAAATATAGAATTTTTGATTTGCTGAATTATATTTTGCTGAATGAACATGCCTTACAGTATCTTCAAGTTTTAAAGCTACCTTTAATCCAATCCCATCTACTGAATAATAAACATTTATTGGATTTAACGCTCCCTCTAACTGGGTATAATTACCCATTACGGCCACCTCTTTGTCATCTACAAATCCATGAACAAAGCCACCATAGGGATTACGAAAATAATAGCTATTTCCAGATGCAAAAACATAGTCTGTATCATCTGTATCCTTTAATGCTATTTCGGTTAAAGACTCCATTTGGTCATCTGATTTCCAAACAGTATTGTCCCTCATACATATAATAGCATTACCATTTGCAAATCCAATACCATTAGATATTAAACCAGAATCTGCGAATAGCAAGCTATTTATTTTATCTCCTATTTTAAAAGACAAATAATATGGTGCTTCACCATACAGATAACCATACCCTAAAAATATATTTACGCCCCTTGATAATGTAGTAAAAACCTTGGCTGTTTTTTGCACATCATTTCTATATTTTACAGGGCCGTCAATTACTAAAGTATCTTCCAGTTTTGAATAAGCCTTATTAAAAATAGCATTCTTATAAACACCACCTTTCTGTCCCACACTTACAACGGATTCATCAAAATTGCTATTTATGGCAGCATTGACTTCTATCTGGGTCATTACTGATGTAATCGTAGTAAATGAATCAAATGCAACGCCTTGTATAGCTGCTATATCTCCAAAGTTTTCATTTACTATCCTTAGATATTCAGATGTGCTTATGCCTTCTCTTAATTTTTCCATTATGGGAAAAGTATTTTTTTACATGAAACATTACCAATTTCCCCTGTAAATTCGACCACTCCATCTATATAGAACACGGTATGAGTAGCACATAATATTGTTTGCTCATAAGTCCCATCTGCTGATCTTGTTATTCCAGAAGTAGTGCCACACCTTATTCTTATAGTACCTGAAGAATAATCTGAAACAGTGTATATTGTTTTATAAGTATCATCAACAGTTAAGGGATATTGATAAATATATCCAATAGTTGCTGTTGCAACAGCATTGCCCGTTCCTGAAGCCCAACCAGCCTCACATGTCCAATTAACCCCGCATGCTGTATTAAATGTACCATCAATTATAACTTCTGGCCCCAGCATTGCGATTGAGTCTATTTCCGTAAAGTATGAATATGAATTATTAATTTTTGATCTTATTTTGTAATATCTTAAATCAACAGGAGCAATAGTTTCATTTTTTGTTTCTGTGCCTGCTGTTATTGTATAAAGCAAGGCAAATTCAGCACCATCGCTTTGTCCCCATATTTCTGTTTCTGCTGCACCGATTGAATTATCAGACCAGTCAATTTGAACTCCACCAGATATTAGAGTAAGTGCTAAATCAGACGGTGTATTAATCCAAATAGATTTTTCTGATAATCTGTTTCCTTTAATATTTCCATGAAAACTTAAAACATCACTCCACCAAACAGAAAGATGGAAAGAGTCTCTGAGATTATTTTCTTCGGTTGTTGTTAATATTGCACCTGCTTTAAGGATTATTATCCATCTAATATAATATGGACTTGTATTGTCATATTTAACAGGTGTTCTTGATAAATCATAACTGACTAATTCTGCTTCAGTGGGGGTTCTTTGTACCCCATCCGTATCAAACCAAATATAATTACTATCAGCGGCTATATATGTAGCATTATCAGGACACTGAAAAGTATAAGAACCTTCAACGCCACCAATAGTCAAATAATCCGAACTTCCTATAACTTTATTATATAATTTATTATCTGTAATTTCTGAAACCTCCCCAAAGAACAATACCTTAGATGAGGAACTCCAATAACTATCCCATGAATCTCCTATTGAACTGCTCATAGTGACTGTAACTACACCCCTCACTACATCTTCTACAATTCGATCTTTATATTCCATAACATTATCTTTTCTTCATAAATCCCATTTTTATAAAATCACTCTCAAACTTTTGGAATAGTGCATAATGTACATTATCATCCAAATACAAATCATCTTTCAATGGTTCTGATTTTGCTGCACATAAAGCAACGCACGTATGATCTACTATTCTAACTCTTATTGCCATAACGCTTACCAATCAAATCCGAATGTAATACTACCTGCTGTAAAGTCTCCATCCAGTACACCGGCTCTCCATAGCACTGCTGCCCCTGTATCCTCAATGACTACCCTATTACCCACGGCGAACGCCGAACCGTCTAAGGGCACGTATGCCTGCCATCCCAGATCCCCTTCACATTTGTACTGCAAGGTGATTGTTACCGTTGACGTATCGGAAGCATCCGAAGAGTCTGTCTCCCATTCCCGAATAGAAAAGTATGCCCTGCGTTCACTTTTGTCTTTACGGAATGCGCGTAGGTCTACTGAGTTTGTAAAATACCCCAATCCTGTTGGAGCTGTATCCACTGTAGCATATTCTTTGAAACTGCCTGTACTTCTTCTGTTTGCCATTTTGTTTTATGTATTAATATATTATATAACTTTTCATAGTAAATCCAATTGTCCATCAAATACTTTTTTGAGATTTGCTTTTACTTTTGTTCTATGATCATAAACCTCATTCCTATTGAAATTATATGTCCTTATTACCTTCTGATTCTTTATTAAAAAAAGTCTATTATTATTTTTTACCTCATTTATTTTTCTTATTTCTTCACTCTTAATTTTTTTCTCTAATCTTTCTTTTGCAAGATTAATATTCCTTTCTCTACTCCTAGTATCCTGACACCGCTCTTTTATTCCCGTAGGAATATGAGTTACTACCACACAAGTTTCAACTTTATTCTTATGTTGTCCCCCAGGCCCGGAACCTCTTGTATAGATAATATCTAAATCTTTATTTTTTAGCATTATTGATAGTTTCTATTTCATAACTTCAATTCAAATTATACCAAGTCCACTCATAAAATTTAACCCCAGTAGGATCTACACAATCCTTTTTAAAAGTACGTATATACAATGCATCATACATTTCTTGTTCTGTAGGAAATCTTCTATGTTTTCTACGTATCTTGCCCATGTCTATTTATTTCTTCCTCTGCCACCTCTTTGATTTGCTGGCTTGCATCCACCTCTGCCTTGGTTAGCTTTTTGTCCTTGTCCTGAGCCATCTCTTTTTGGTGTTCCTTTTGTACTTGTTTTCATTATAAATTATTTTTAATTATATAATCCTCCGTGCTATCTTTTTACCCGATAATTTCTTAAATGCCCCGCTACTCGCATCAATTTGATCGGCATAAGTGCTGAACGGGAAAAACCTCAGTTCCTCAACATACGCTTGATTCCAATCCCCTACCAACAACGACACATTACCATTATTCACTTGTACGCTGTAAGGATCAGCACGAAATACCTTATCCCCCGTAGGAGATTCTTTGAAACAGCTAAACCCGGCCAAGCTGCGTATGGTTGCATCTGCTGACTCCTTTCCACCTGACCCGGGCTCCTGTTCTAAGCCGATTATAACGTTTCCGCCATCGGCTATTGCTGTTTGCTTTATAATACGTTCCCTCTCTTCTGATGCCCACTGACCTCGCACAACATCATCTACTATGAATCTACCATTCGTTAGCTTATGCATCCTTACACCCACTGTATAAGCTCCCTTGCCCTGTGATCCTGCTTTATCCCAGTAACGAACTGAGAGTTGGAAATTAACTGGAGAAGGTAATGTCATTATCTTACTGAAGTGATCCACCTTGAACATCCCCCCACCTAGCGGTGTTGGGTCCTGTCCTATTTGTCCTGCATATCCATATTGTCCCAGGATAGCTTCTGACTTCTTTAGAACATCCCAGGATAAGCGTACAGGATCTAATAATTCATCTTTATAGAATTTAATTAGTTCCGGTGGTTTTAATTGATCCTTGTAATTCCTTATTTCCCCAGGTAAACATATATGTCGTATATTCCTTCCTTTATTATCTAAAGCATTCCCTGTGGGATCGTTTTGGTGGAGTCGCTGCATTATTCCGATTGTTGCAGAAACAGCTTTATCCGTTTTACGCATTGACAACGTTTGATTGTTCCAGCGATTGGCAGTTTCCAATTGTACTTCACTCACGGCCTCTTCAGGATTCAATAAATCATCCCAGATAAGTATATGTCCATGGAAGCCTGTTACGGTACCTTTTACCGACGTTGAGAAGCGGTTGCCACCAAGCAGGGTGCGCTCCATTCTACCCTCTCCTATTCCCGGAACTTTTTTAATTACTTTAAAATTCCCTTTAGCAGACTTGTCATCTTTTATCTCTAATTCAGGATACATTGCCTTAAATGCATCACTCTGGATTAGGTCCCTACTATACTCTGCCGACTCTAAACTTAATGGAGAACTATACGATGCTGTAATGAATCTCATCCAGTACCATTGCGTCCAACACCATGCTGGGAACATTATACTACATGTCATTGTTTTGGTTGTGCCGGGTGGTACATTTATTATTAGATCATACTCACAGGGCAATCCTGCAGCCACTCTTCTTGCTTCTTTTTCTAACTCTGTACATAAATACTCGATATGCCAATTAGACCGGAACTCATCATTACTTATCTGAGACCAGAAATACTTTATAAACTCAAATAGGGATCTATTGTTTATTTCCCTTTGGGCTTGTAATCGTATTTCCTCTTCGGATATTCTTGGCTTCTCAGTCAGTGTCGCTTCCATCATGCTCAGGTAATTCTACTAAACCAATTGTTTTTAATATCTGTAGCTCTTCGTTTGTTTTATTTGTAAGATCGAGTAAATGATTATGATTTATTTGTCCTTCAAACTTATGTACGTCCATCCACCTATCCCGTGCTCTGTTCTTTAGATAGAATATCTGGGCTGTTACGTTTGGTGGGTAATGTTTTGTTATTGGTGTTATTACTATTTCTCCATCAACTACTCGTATGTCATTATCTGGGTGGGAGTATCCTACTGCACTTTCTATCAGGGATCGTTCTACTCTTAGGGTATATACCAGCTTTCCTTTTTGTAGTGATTCAAGGAACTCTGGTTTGGTACTTTTCCAGTAACTTATTGTGCATTCGTGTACGTTGAGTTTTACTGATATTTCTTTTTCTGTTAATCCTTCTGAAGCGAAGAACATTGCCAGGGCACCCATTGATTTATTCCACTTGCCTGGCATACTTCCTGGATTTACTACCTTTTCTAAATAAGAGGGCTTGTATGCTATGCCATTGAATTTGGAGCGTACCATTTTTTGTTTGGGTGGTTTAGTCCTTTTCATTCCTATTTTTCTTCTATAATTTGTATAATATAATAAAAATATTAATACAAATCCGTTGTTTTTGTTGCTATTTAAAATAAAATAAGGGGTTTTTTAAAGTTTTTTTAAAAATAAGTTTAAAAAAGTTTTTTTATTCCAATTAGTTTTATTAGTTTTAGGTATTGAAATTAAAACAAACGATTATGAAAACAACAAAAGCAACAATCAAAAGTTTCATCAGAAAGAATACTGAAAATCTTTATATCAATGTAAAATCAGAATTTGATGGAATGACAGATATGTGTGAAAATCAAAAAGGTGGATTTGGCAAAGCAACAATGACTGATGAATACAAAAATAACAGACTTGGTGTATCCGGTGCATGGTTTGTTGGAAGTAGCAGAGATTATTTTAATGATTATAATGATGGAGTTTTCACAGGATATGAAGTTTATAACTGCTGTGGAACTTTCATTTTAGCTGTTAAAAAATAAACAACCATGAAAACAATCATAATCCACGATTTCATTAAGTACAATAACCTGCCCAAGCCTGATTCCTTTATTCCTTATATCCAATTGGCGTATATGTACGGGAGATACAATGT